GACGAGCGATACCTCAGACTATTTTAAGGCAACCGCTTCGGTTCTTAACCAGAAACCAGAGGAAAATAGAGGGTGACTACGCTTTTACAGTGGACGCTTCCAATACGGCAGGAGTCAATTTGGCAGGCAAAATTAGGCGTTTGACCCCATTAGAATGCGAAAGATTGCAGGGATTTCCTGATGATTGGACAAAGTATGGCGTTGAAGGGGAGCTAATGAGTGATACGCAAAGGTATAAAATGATGGGGAACGCTGTTACAACCAATGTGGTTACAGCTATTATGGAGAGGTGGTGAGTTAAATGCCGAAAGCTATGGAACAAACACTTAAAAGAGAAGCACGAAAAAGGGGATATGGCAAGAAAAGAACTGGTGCTTTTGTATATGGTACAATGGCTCGTAAAACAGGATGGAAGCCAGGAAAAAAGAAATAATTAGCTGTGGATGTGGTTGCGGGGCTAGGTTTGAGCGGTTTGATGATAGAAACAGGGAACGAAAATATAAAAGCGGACACAATCCTCAAGTTAGGAGAGATAATCGTTTGGTCGGAGTTTGTAAAACGTGTGGTAAAAGTTACCGTTACTATCGTAGTAAGGGACGGGGAGTATTCTGTTCAAAAAAATGCCAATGTAGTTATGATTATCTAGGTTGTTATTGGGTGGGCTTTAACGGATATGTTTATTTTCAAAAGGGAAATGACAAATATCTTGTACACCGATTAGTAAATGAAACTCCTGAGGGGTATGCTACTCATCACAAAGACGGAGATAAAAACAATAACGACCCGTTTAATCTTAAAACAATTACTAATTCAGACCATATCAAACTAACTAATCCTGTGTCTTATCGCTGGAAGAAATAGCTTTGGGTTGGTTCAGTTTAACGGCTACATATTCAGCCGACTTTTCTTCAACTCCAGGGACGGGGTTCTCTTTTAGGTGGGCGTTGATTTGGGGCAAAGCTCCCCAATAGTCCAGCTTCACGGGTAACTCTAAACCCCTAGAATGGAAGTATTCCAGAAGCTCAGTCTGATTAGTGATGGAAACGACCCTGCGGGTGGTTTTACTGATGGTATATTCTTTGGTTTTAAGGGTCAGAACGTCATTCTCATTCATTGAGGAGAGTAAATCGGCTCTCAACTGGTCATACATAGCGTCTAAATCGGCTTTCAGCTTAGCCACCTTAGCTCGTTTGTCTTTAAGCTGGATAAAGGTCTTAATTTTAGCGTCTACAGACAGGGTTTTAAGCGTAGCCAGGTCATTAGTCGGCATATTTACCTCATTAAAATAGAATTAGTCGGCAGGATTTGTTTTTCTTCTTGGGGGTGGCGGTTCATCCGCCTCAATTTCTTATCCAATTCAACATCAAAATCTTCCCGTGCCAAGCCGTCAATCAAAGCTCTCAAGACTTCACTCATAGAAGCGTAGTGTAAATGGGCGTAATGGCGCAGGAAGTCCCATTGGGCTTCATAAAGGTAGATATTTTGCCTGATACGGCCTGCTGCCCTATCTTTATCAATGGTTTTAGCTTTCAAATCAACAGTCATAGCGACACAATAACACACCATGCCCGTGTAGTCAAGGTTTAGCCATAAAAAAACCGTCCTAGGACGACCCCAGGACGGTTTAGTCAAACTTAGCTTAAAGAGAGCCTTGTTTTAATTGCCCGTTCACAGCGCACATGCTTCACATTGAGAGGCAAAGCACAGTGAGGGCAAACTACCTCTGCTCTTGGATTGAGCTTGAGATATTCTTTGAGATAGTACAAGTAATCGTCCAGAAGTGGTAACTTCTGACCGCACTTGCACTTAACTTGGTGGACAGTTTTACTCATAGTACCTTTCTAGTCCCTACACCCTAGAAGAAACCAGGGGTTGATAGACTATTCCACCTATAAAAGATGGTTAATTGATAAATGTAGAAGTCAACTCAAAATGCCTTAAATGGGAAGTTTTCAAAATCACAACTCAAAACGGCTTGAATGGCGGAAAGTCAACTCAAAATGCCTTAAATGGAACATTTCCCGCTCCCTTTTCTAAAAGGGGGAGAAGGTGGCTGCGGTTCGGGGCTGTCCCGTCCCGTCCCGTAGCTTGTCTAGCGTCCGTTAGCGGTTGGCTAGACTTGCTCCCGCTCTATGTTAGCTATACTCCCATTATGGCGTTTACCATTTGGGAGTCGGTAAGCTTGCAAGCTTTAGCTTTGGTTTTAGCTTTAGTAGCTTTAGCTTTAGGCTTGCTAGCTTTGGTAGCTTTAGGGGTTAGGTAAACTAACCCATCCTTGCTAACCGTCCGTTTATAGTCGCCTATTGGCCTATTCCAATTCCATTTGCCCGTGCTATACCCATCATAGGCATAGGTGGTGGTGGGGTAGCTATAGGTATACGCTCTAACTTTAGGCGTAAAATCCGATTTGTTCCATATAATACGGTTGCTATCCCAAGTAAAGCTATAGACACGTCCGCTAGCGGTAGAATTGATGGGTAAGTTATACCCCGCATATTGTAACGCTAGCTTGAGGTGGTCGGCCTCACTACTAAAATAGAATTGTAGGCGGTCAGGTCTAACCGTAAAGCTTAGGGGTGACACGTAGCGGGCTAGGTTTAGTAGCTCTGGTTTGCTAGTGTCTACCCAGGGGATAGCGTAGCTTCCGCCTAGCTTGTCACTTAGCGCCTTGTTAGCGCCATAGCGGGCTAGCAGCTCCCCTATGATTTGGGAGTCTACTTTGTACTTAGTCCCAAGCTTAGCTTGTAACTCGGTAAAATTGTCTATAATCCCGTTATGCGCATAGACTAGCGTGTCATGCGTGAAGGGATGGGCGTTTTCGTCCGTAACCGCTCCATGAGTAGCTTGTCTAGTATGGCCTATGACTGTTACGGGGTTAGACCCGCCTAGCCATAGATTACGTAAGGGGTTAGCGTGCAGCAATAGCTTAGAGCTAGTCCCTTTAGCTTTAACAAGCTTAAAGTTAGCTTGACTGATAAACGCCATACCAGCGCTATCAGTCCCCCTACTCTCATTCAAGACCGCTAGCATAGCTAGCGCTCTAGCCGTTTTGCTGGTAGGTTTACCAGTAAATCCGTAAATCCCGCACATAACCTACTCCCATCTCCAGGGTAAAATAATAATATAACCCTGGTGCTAGGGGTAAACTTTAGCTTTGTTTACCCCTATAATCAGGGTACTAGTGGTTAGCTAGTTAGCTCCCATAACTCGGATACAATCCCGCCATGCGTTTTCTACCGTCTCCATGCGTTGTCTAGCAATAGCTACCCGTTTAACGTGCTTATCTAGCTCTGGTTTTAGCTCTAGCGCCTGGTTAAGCGCCTTCTGCTGGTCGGCTAGTCTAGCATAGCTAAACTGGTTTATTCGGGCAAGATAGTAGCTAGCAAGCTTAGGCGGTAAGCGTAACATATCATTTAAGACCGCCTTGCATTTTACTAGGTCGGTAGCGTCAAGCTTGATTAGAGCGTTGATAGCTTCGGGGTTATAGCGCTCTATACAATACTCATAGAACGAGGTTAGCAATCTAACCCAGTTTAGTATTTTAGTAGCGTTATAGCTCCCGCTATGCAATCGGCATTCAATCGTCCCATGCTCCCCCAAGCTTGCCAAGTTAAGCGCATAGTAGCGGTCAGTATTGCTTAACTTGCTGATAATCTTAGACTTGCCCTGAGGTAAATCGTCAAGGCGGTTGTTAAAATAAGACCGTAAGAACCGCATAGCGTAGCGGTTAGCTTGCCTAGAGCGGGGTTGCGTCCGCATGAATACGTCCTCAACCGCTAGCCATGCGTGGATTATACGTTTGAGGTACTTTTTGCTAGTAAAATGGCGGTTTGAGACGTGAACGTGCAACCCGCAAGACGTGTTTACGCTACAATCCCCTTGCTCTAGTATGCGTTGGATAGAGGGTAAAATCCGCTCTAGCTCCCGCATACTGCACACGCCTATCTTATACTCTCTCCCTACGCAGTCATTAGGGCTAGACACGCTCCCGTCACTTGATACGTATACGGGGCTATGCGTCCCGTATCTTATAGAGCGCATAGCGCTGTCCGTAACGTTAGCGGTTTGTTCCGCTATACTGCATTCAATCTCTATACCGTAGCGGTAAGCTTTAGGCATAGTACTCCATTCTAGCGCCTACTCTATTATGATTAGAGCGGTGGCGCTCTCCCGCTCCATGTTAAGCGCCTGGTTAAAGCGCCTAGCATAGAGCGGGAGTAGGTTTTAGTATTCTGGGTTTACTCTACCAGGGGTAGCACAAGCGCTATAAGGGGGACAGGATAGCGCTAGCTCAATTCCTAGCCTGGTAGCTCTCTGGTTTGCTTGTTAAGTAAGGGGATTGTATCATGACACACACGTCATAGTCAAGCATACAAGCTAGGCGCTCCGCCTCTGGTATAATCACGTTATTATGTCCGCTATTAAGTACAATGCTAGTAAGCTTAGAGTGTTTGCTAGACACTATATTGCTAGTGGCGGTAACGCTACCGCAGCAGCCCAGCAGCTAGACCCTACAATCAGTAAAGTACAGGCAAGCATTTTAGGCAGTAAACTAGCTAGGCGGTTAGACTTGGGGGACGTGTTAGACGCACATGGGGTAACAAATGACAGGCTGGTAACGGTACTTAGTGAGGGGCTAGCAAGTGATAAGTACCAGCAGTTAGAACCAGAGGCGAGCGCTGTCCCTGTACCAGATTACAAGGCTAGGCATAAGTACTTAGAGACGGGGTTAAAGCTTAAAGGCTACTTACAAGGCAACCAGACTGTTATAGATAATCGTAAGCTAGTTATAGCGCTACCGCCTGAAGCTATCCCACCACCACCAGAACCAGATGATTAGAACCACCACCAAGCGCCAAGCATGGCGCTGGTAGCGCCATAGTAGCTATATTGTAGGCGCTTAGTTAAGCGCTAGTTTACGGGGTAACGCCATAGGGTAGCGGTAACAGGGTAGGGGGACGGGGACGGGGTAACACATAACGGGGAGTAACGGGGTAGCGGGGTGACTGTATAGACACATAACAGAGACGGGGACGGGGTAGGGGGAACTGCACTAGCTAGCGCTATACTTAGCGCCTATGCTATCCCAGAACCACTAGGCATAGTGTTTATGGACGTACAATATACGGTATGCGTCATGCGTACCCCTGGTGCAAGCCTGTACCAGGCAAGCTAACGGGGAGTCATGCGCCCCTGGGTACTTGTTCCTCTCCCTAGGTAATTTTTGTACAGTCAGCGCATACTTTTCCAGCGGTATGTGAAGGGTATCGTCCCTGATACAGGGGAGTACCTACACAGCGGAACTGAAAAAATATATGAGCGTATTATGCTTCAGGCGTAGCCTGGTAGGGACGAGAGCGTGGGAACAATACAATATGTCCCCCCCCTCTCCCTGAATGCTGTCAGGGTCATGTTGCTGATGATAACCAAATGGAATAGTAACGAAGATTAACGAAGTGTAACGGAGTGTGGGCTTGCTGACCTCTTGGGAGTCTTACTCTCCCCTGTTTGCAGGCGCTTAGTGCCTATCCTTAATCTATCTAAACGGCTGCAACTGCACCCCGTCTTTGCATTTCCAACACCAATTAAGGGATGGCTTCTTCTGTCTGGTAGTAAGGTACAGCAAAAACCGCAGGCTAGCTGCGGGAGATATTCACACCAATTACAGTTGGAAATAACTGTGGTTTCATTAAAGGTAATCTACACCCACCACTCCGTACCCTGTCAATAGTATAATAGTGGTGCAGACAGTATCACTCTGTTTCTGCGAAAGGGAGCTTTAACGCTCCCTTTTTAATTAGGTTAAAATACCTCTATGGGCTACAGGACGAAACCAGAGAAGAAAAAGATGTTTGCTAGGGTGATGGAAACGGGAGAGGAGAGAGCCAGGAAATTAGGCTATAAAAGGAACTGGACAGATATACGGTGGGAGCAGAAAGCGGTCAACTTTCCCGAACCCGATAAGGTGGAACAGAGTGATGTAGCCTGGAAGCCCCACCCTGGTCCACAGACCGAAGCCCTGCAAAAGACCGATTTTGAGGTATTGTACGGGGGCGCTAGAGGGGGGGGTAAAACTGACGCTGGAATTGCTTGGCTAGTGAGAGAGGTGCATAACCCTGGATTACGGGCTTTAGTTATCAGAAGGAATGCGGATGATTTGCGGGACTGGACGGATAGGGCTAACCAGCTTTACTCAAAACTAGGGGCAAAAATGATAGGCAAACCCCCAGAGTTTCATTGGCCGTCAGGGGCAATCATTCGGACGGGACACTTGAAGGATGAAGCTGCCTACACTAAGTATCAGGGACATGAGTACCAGCGGATGTTACTTGAGGAAGTTAATCAGTTACCCTCAGAACGGGCTTATTTAAGGTTGATTGCTTCCTGTCGGTCTACGATTAAAGGCTTAGAGCCAAGGGTGTTTCTGACCACTAACCCAGGCGGTATCGGCCACCAATGGGTGAAAAAGAGATTTATTGACTGTGCGCCCTGGGGAACTTCGTTTGAGTACGCTGAGGAAATCTTTGGCAGGACGCTGGTAAGAAGCAGGGTCTTTATCCATGCCAAGATTGACGATAACCCTACCCTTATCCAGAATGACCCCAACTATATTCTGACCCTGGAGCAGTTAAAGTACACCGACCCTGAGCTATACAGAGCATGGCGGTTTGGCGATTGGGACGTGTTTGTGGGACAGGTATTCAGGGAGTTTGACCGCCAAAAGCACGTCATTGAACACGTTTTGCCCCGCTCTGACTTAAATCACTTTGTCGGGGTAGATTGGGGCTACCAGGGAAAGGAAAGCCATGAGGGAGCGTTCGCAGCTTTAGCCTTATGTCTTTATAGAGAGAATTACAAAGGGAAACATTTTAATAGGGTGGTGGCTTACAAAGAGTGGTATGGCAAGAATAAAGCGCCTGACGTGTGGGCGGAAGACATCTATAAGCACTCCCATGTCCAATATGATGACGCTGTGGGGGACGCTTCTATGTTTAATCCCCAATCTGACGGCTCTACCCCGATTGCCGACATTATGCAGGAGACCTGGGACAAACTCAACAAAGGTAAGTATTGGATACGCCTCAAACAGGGGACGAGAAATAGAGTCGGTAGGGTGGCTACCCTGCATAATTGGCTGTCTCTAGCTCCAGACGGGTTGCCTTATCTTCTCTTTACTGAAGACTGTATCCATACGATTAGAACCGTGCCTGCTTTGATTTATGATGAAAGCAAGGTAGAAGACGTGGATACCGAGGGGGAAGACCACCTCTATGACGCTTTGACGTATATGCTGTCCCAAGTTAAGTTTGTGGGGGGATTGGGCAGAGTGGGCAAGGCAGGGGAAGATGACGAAGCTCTCCTAAACCCATCTGAAGCAATTAACCTCAAGTTTTTTGAAACGGCAAAGAAAAAGAAATTACGGGACTGGCGTGTAATATAATAGGGTATGGCTTCATTATTCCAATCCCACACGACTACGATTGTTGAAAGAACATTAGACCCCCGTTCCTACCGCTACAAAGCCCGTAAGCGTGAATACACGGTCTGGCTGTTGTACGTCAACCAAGGCGCTTGGAATATGTATTGGTGTCCTGATTGCCGTCAACCCATAGCTCAATATAAAGGCGATTTGGTCATGGAACACCCTGGTATAGATGAAGATATGGTTGATATAAAGGCTAAATCACCACCGCTTCTAATCCAATGCAAGAACCCTGATTGTGGCCGAAAAGTAATGTTTGTGGGTATGGTCTATCGGGATGAGTAATATGTTAGAATAACAGCAAAGGTATTATCCCGCTTCAATGCGGGTATTTTTTTAAGGGGATGATATGCCTCAAAAATTGTACGGTAATACGGATTTCTTTGGTGATAATGAAACAGGTTACTTAGACGCTCCCCCTGAGCCAGAAGGCTTAGTAGCGATTGCCGACCCTCTTTCCCTAGACATTCCTGATAAGGAATTGGTAGAAACGGTAGATTACTTGATTGACCAATCAAGGAAGTTCTTTAAGGGTAAAGACCTGTATGCCAGACGGAAAAAGAATGAAACCTATTACCTGGGCAGGCAAATTGAGCAGATGGAGAAGGAAGGCAAATACAAACAGCATGAGGTTAGGTATAACGATAACGTCATTTTTGAGGGGGAAGCAACCTTAAAGCCGATTGCCCTATCCAGGCTACCAGACCTTTTAGTTAAACCCTCTAAGATGATTGCCCGTTCCCTGGAAGCAGCCCGTAAATTGACTGAATTGATTAACTCCGATATGAGAAAGCGGGAGAACCGCATTGTTTTAAGCAGGGCTTACCGCCACCGTCCCATTTACTTTACTGGTGTGATTAAGTGGCGCTGGAGTCCTGAAATTAACGATTACTGTTTTGAGAACGTCCATCCTAACAATATAGACGTGGATTGGTCTTCTCCCGATAACCAGACTAAGAATATGCGGTGGGTTGCCCACCACTACAAGCTGACCGCTAAGGAAATCGTTATGCGCTTTCCAGAGGCGGAGACAGAGTTCCTAAATAAGGTTAAGGGGGAAATTGGGTTAGAGGAAGATGACAAAATCAACGAAAAAGGCATGGCTTCTACTTACAAGATTAGTGAGGTCTGGTTCACTTGGTACAAGAAAGACACCACTACGGGTAGCGTTAAGTGGGAGAAGATTGAGGGTGTACTCTGGAAGTATAAGGATTTAATGCTTAAAAAGATGAAGAACCCGAATTGGGATTGGGAAGGGGAGAGACAACTCTTTTCCTACAACGATAAGGGCGGGAAAACGCCTGTGGATGAGAACACCCTGCGCCAAGCTATGCTTCAGGGGACTTCCCTCAACAATGTTAAAGAGGAAAAGGTCTTTAAGAATTACTTTACCCACCCCGAAAAGCCATTTATCTTCATAGGTTACGACCAACTTGGCCTGCAGCCGTTTGATGAGACCTCAAGGATTGAGCAGGTAATTTTACTTCAAGACAATATCAATAAGCGGGGTAAGCAAATCAGTGAAATGGCTGATACTGCCAGAGGTAAGCACGTCTTCTCTACTGAGGGTGGCTTGACGGCTGATGATGTTGAACAGATTGATATGACCGACCCCGACCAAGATGTCTTGGTAAAGGGTGAGATTAACAAGGTTTACCGTCATATCCCAGGACAACAGCCTACCGCTCCCTTATTCCAAGAGCAAGATATGTCCAGGGCTAAAGTCTTTGCTAAGATGGGCGCTCATGCCACTACCAGAGGTGAACGGGACGCTAAAGAGACCGCTACTGGCAGGCAGATATTGAGAGAGGCCGATTATGGCAAGCAAGATGATGAAGTCACCGATACGATTAACTACGCAGCCGAGCAAATGGCTAGGGCAGCCCTGCAGATGATTAAGCTCCGCTACAGTGAACAAAAGCTGATAACGCTCATGGGGGATGACGGTAAGTTCGTCTTTGACATTATCACGAATGATTTAGTGGAAGACGGCATGGAAGTTATCGCTACCGCCTCTGGTGTAGACCTGTTGAGGCGCAAAGAGGAAGCCTTTGAGATGGCAAGGTTGAACTTAATTGACCCGCTTTCTTTCTTTGAAGATATTGACTCTACCAATCCTAAACTTCGGGCGCAGAGACTCATTAACTTTACCGCCAGTCCCATGCTCTATCTGCAAACCTTTGTCTTGGAGCGGACTACGGCTGATTTAGCCAATATGGTAGGTAGTGGTGGTGAAGTTCCCCCAGGCGGTGAAGTGCCACAGGGCGCTCCCCCAGGCGGGATGTCAGGTGCAGTTCCCTCACAGGCGGTGGTGGCTTCGGCACAGCAAGCTATGAATGATATTGCTATGCTGTCCCAGGGGCAAATACCGCCAGTTCCCGCTTCAGTAGACCCTAATTACGTCTTGGCTATCAATGACTTTCTCAATTCGGGAGAGTTTACCTCATTAACTCCAGAGCTACAGCAACAGGTAATCGCCTTTGCCCAACAAATAGCGCAACTGGCTCAAGCCCAGATGACCACTCAACCAGCGCCAGAAGTACCAGGCGCACCTGCCACTCCCACAAGCCCTGTATAAACGGTAAAATAGCGTATAATCATTAACAGAAAGGACTATTATGCCCGATAACGCTAACGATAAATCTCCCGACCAATATGATGAAAAGAACTCTGCCTCTATCAGACGGTTCTTGGCCGATTACGAGACGAAAAAGGACGAGAACGAAGATGAAGATAAGGGTGAGGAAGACGTACCTGAAGACAAGGCTGATGATAAAGAGGCTATTAAGGCTGATGAAGCTGAAAAAGCCAAAGCAGAACTCTTAAAAAAGGAAGAAATAGACAAAACGGTCAATGAAGCCAAAAAAGAGGTTTTGGATAAGATAAAAGCCAGCTTTGGTTTGACTGAAGATGAAGAAAAAGAGCTTAAAGAGGAAGGTTTGACTCCGCCTTGGGAGAAAGAAAAGCGTAATCCCAAGAGTTATCGGGAAATAGTAGAGTTTTCAGCCGAACTAGCCGAGTTTAAGCGTAAAAAAGAGGAAGAATTGAGGGCTAAACAGCAGTCCGAGGCCGATAATGCCAGAAAACAGAGTGAAAAACAGTTAAATGAGATGTGGGATGAGCAGTTAGCCGACCTTAGAGAGCAAAAGAAGCTTCCTGATATTGCGCCAGAAATCAAAGCAAAGCTCCAAGAGGGTAAGCCCTTAACCAAAGAGGAAGCTAAAGACCCAGGCTTAGAAGCTCAACGCCAGTTATTTGCCAAGATGTATGAGCTAGCCGAAGCTAGAAAGTCTGCGGGTAAATCGGTGTCTACCAACCTTAAAGAGGTTTACTACGAACACTACCAACAGAAATCACAGCCAGCGGGGGCAAATGCGCCCGTATCTGGCGGGACTGGTACAGCTCCAGAAGATGACGACAGGTTTACCTATAAAGACATTCATGGAGCTAGCTTTTACGATTTGGTAAACAGTTAATTGGGCAATTTGATATACTACCTTTGATTGTGGGTATAATCCCGTCCTCAACAGGCGGGATTTTTTATTAAGTAGTTATAGGAGAGACTATGGCTCAAGGTGTAACACCTCAAGGCATAAATCCCAACTCCCGTATCAATCCGACCACCGAGCGGAAATTGATGGCGAAAGTCGTGGATAACGTCTTGTCTTCCCGAACCTATATGTCCCGTTTAATGGGCATGGGCGCACCCTTCAATGGCAAGACATACGACATTCCTATCAAAGTCACTGATAGTGGATTGGGACAGTTCTTCACTGGCCTTGAACTCTTGAACAGTTCAGCTAGTGACACTCTGATTGAGCTTTCATTTGCGCATACCGCTTTTGCTCAACCAGTGGTTAATATCATGCTTGAAAGCTTCGCAAACTCTGGTCCTGAACAGACCATTGATTTAGATGTATTCAAGCTGGAAGAAGCGGTGGCTGAAAGTGTGCAAAAACTCGGTACAGCACTCTATCAGTATGGGCAGAGCAATCAGCCTGCTGGATTGGAATATCATGTAGATGATGGTTCTAACTCAGCTACTTATGGCGGACAGTCCCGCACCACTTATACGGTGCTAAACTCTACCGTTACCGCTGCTGCAGGTAATCTTTTGACCCTGGCACAGATGGGTACGTTAGACGATAACTGTTCAGCTACAGGCATGGAAAACGAAAGCCCGAACATTGGTGTAACTACCAAGACCGTCTGGGGATTGTATGAGCAACTCTTACAACCTCAAGTGCGTAACTCTTACTCAATGATGGGTGGAGACGTGCTTCCTTTAAGGGGTGACAGCATTGTTCCCCGCAAAGACGCAGGCGCAACTGGTGGCTTTACCGCTCTCACTTTTAGGGGCTTCCCCATCATCAAAGATGACGCAGCCACTTCAGGTGTCCTTTACTTCCTGAATGAGCGCTACATCAAGTGGATGGGTCGCAACGTAGTTCCCGCCTCTTTAGCAGGAGTGCTTGAGAGAGTTAGTTTGGGTGAACGCAAAGCCTTAATGGGTGTCGGAGCTGATACTCCGCCCGTTGATTACGGCTGGTTCTTCCAAAAGAAACAAGTCATGCCTAACCAAGCAGGTATGATTGGTCGGTTCTACGTGATTGGTCAGGTATGTGGTTGGCAACCCCGCAGACACGGCAAGCTGACTGGCATAACTGGTATTTAATAATTAGCTGAACGAGGAGAAAATATGGCTTTTACAGGACATATGCACATAGCTCCAGGTTCGCTAAGTGCGGTGGATAGTGCTGCTACCATGCCCGTTGGAACGGAAGCCGTTGACGGAAGTGGAAACAGATACATCTATCTTCAAGGCGTAGCCTCAACCGCTATTGGTTCAGTAGTTACTTATGACGAAGCAGGTTTGACCACTCTTGGCGTTGCCAATGCAGTTGGTCCAATCGCAGTCGCTCAAAGTGCTTCTGTAGCCAATAAATACGGTTGGTACTTGGTTGAAGGGTCAGGGAGTGCATTAACCGCAGGTGACGTGGTAGATAACACTGACGTGTATCTTACCGCTACACCTGGAGCAGTTGATGACGCTGTGGTCGCTGGAGACAGAATACATGGTGCGCTTTTTAGAGCAGCCCGAACTGGTGCTGGTCTAGTAGCAATCCAATTATTCAGTCCAATGGTTGACAATATCGCTGACTAACTTGGTTCGTAGACTTGATATTAGCCCCGCCTCATAAACTTGTGGGGCGGGGCATTTTAATAAATTAGTAATTTAGGAGAGATATGGCAGATTTGAAACAATTTGAGCCAGCTCGGAATACGGCTGTAACCGCAGGCGGGAAAAGGGTAGACACCCTTGGTACTGGCGCTGCACCAGCAATTTGTATGGGTTCTGGCGCTCCCACTTTGTCTGCTCCCAAAGGTTCTCTTTATCTTAGAACTGACGGGTCTGGCGTAGCTGATAGGGCTTATATCGCCACAGACGCATTAGGGACTTGGACAGCAATATCAACGGCAGCTTAGGAGTAATTTATGGGTACAATTCCTAGAGATGATAACCGAGCGCCAGCGTTTGACCCTGCTTATGGTTTTAGGACTGCAAAAAACATGGTCTTTGATGGGGCAACGACTAACGACCCTGGAGACTTTGATGGTACAGGCAATCCTGCCACTTTATTTACCGTAACTGGTTCAGTTCGGTTAAAGCTTTTAGCTATTTGCCGAGTGAACCTGGCTGGAGCAACCGCTACGGTAGAGGTAGGAACAGCCACCGTAACTGCAGGCTTAATTCCTCAGACTACAGCTACCGATATTGACGCTAATGAAATCTGGTTTGACGCTACTCCCACTACCACCTTAGAGCCAACCAGTGTCTTAGTAGACAATATCGTGTCGGCTAATGTTATCCAGACAGTAGGGACAGCTAACATTACGGCAGGAGAGATTGACTACTACGCTCTTTGGTATCCTTTAACCGAAGACGGAAATGTAGTCGCTGCTTAGTGTAAAATAGTCCTAATGAAAACCGTATCTGACCTAAAAAACGCTTACGAAATCAACATGGACAAGCAGGTCAGGCTTCTAAACCCTGATGTTGATGATTTTACGGTGAAATGGCACGGGACTGATTACACTATCCATGCCCAAGAAATAGAGTCCTTCCCCTATTATCTGGCACAGCATATCCGTAAGCATTTGGCGGGACATTTGTTGGGTAAAGAGGGTAAGAAAGTGATTACAGACGAAGATTGGCAAAGGGTATACGCTAAAATAGACGTAAATATATGAGCGAAGATTACTTCCAAGCGCTTACTAGAAAGCTTGATGTCTTCAAGCAAGAGTTTGCTGTTTTACAGCAGCGGATTGAGGACATAGAAAGGCGGGAGAAGGCTTTAACTCAGGCACAGTATGAGCTTCAGACTCATCAGGTTGCCTTGAATAAACGGGAGACGGAAGTAAACGCCCGTCATTCACAGGTAAGTTCGCTCAAAGAAGAAGCCAAACAACATACCGCAGAGCAAAAGTTACGCCAAGAGCGCCTAGACGAAACCTTAAAAGAGCTTAAAGAACAGCGGGAAACGCTGGAGAAGCGCTTTAACCAGTTTGATAAACTGGAAATTAAAGCCAAAGAACTTGAGGAATGGTCAAAAGTGCTGTTGACGAAAGAGAAAGAACTCAAAGATAGGGAGTTCTTAATTGAAAGAGAAAAAATAATTGACCGTGAACGCAAGGCAATCTTAGACAAGCGTGAGGGAGACCTTGACGCAGAGAAAGCCCGTATCCAACGCCTTGCTGAAAGATAGCGTATGGCGCAGGCAAGAAAAGATGAGAACTTCGTTTCTACCCTTATTGGGGCTTCAACGGTTGATGATTTAACCCCCGTAAGAGCTTGGATTGACCCGACTTCCCACCGCCTTTTAGTGGACGCTGATATTCAAAGCTTAATCGCCATTAGCTTTCCTAGTCGGTCTACGGGAACTTATGGCGCTGTTACTGTAACGGCTTCAGCTACCTTGATTAAGGCCAGTAACGCTAGTCGGTTGTCTCTCCAGATTACCAATACCAGTAGCGAAGTCTGCTATATCGGGTTTGATACTTCGGTATCTTCTACTAATGGCTTTCCTCTGGCACAGAATGATGTGCTTTCTTTAACTGGAAGCGACCTTTATACGGGTACAGTTTATGGGATAACCGCCAGTAGTACCGCTAATATAAGGTATTTTGAGATTTAACTTATGCCAATTACCAGACAAGGCTTCAGAAACGTAGGCATAACCAACATCAGTAACGGTGTCTTATCCCGCTCTTTCGGTGAGGTTAGTGTCCCCACCGCCACTGAAACCACTCTATGTTCTTTGGTTGTCCCCGCCCTAAAGTTTGTTCGTTTAGCTGGTGTCTATGGTGAGGGGCTGGTAGATGGTATATTCAGGTTGTATGTAGACAGCACTAAAATCTGGCAGGCTAGAAACTCCTGGTCAAATAGAAACGTCTCATCAGAAGTTAATTATGACGCTCAAGCAGGAGAAACTATCTACTTAAAAGTTATTCACCAGAACGGGGTTAGCCAACCCTTCTCTGGGACATTCTGGGGGTACGAAAATGACATCTAAAGTACCGTCCGCTGAACAAGTTACCGAGTTAGACCGTGAAATCTTAATCATGGAACAGCAAAGACAGCTTGGCCGACAGCAAGACGCATTATTGACAGCGAAATTAGAAATTAAGAAAGCAGAAAGGGCTGTGCAGAAGTACAAGGACACAATTACGTCTTTGGAGACTGCTATCGCTGCAACTCAAGCCCAGATAGCTGATTTACAGGAAGGCGGTGAATACAAATAAACTATGGCCGATTATTCAAGTTCTCAACCCGTGCGAACCGAAACTGCGGGTGATGTAGTAGCTAAGATTGTGGATACTGGCGGGACTAATGAGTGGTCTATTGACGCAAATAACATTGGTCAAGTCAACTTAAATGATGGGACTAATTCTCTGGTTATTGGTGCTGGCGGAGAGATTACCGTTACGTTTGCTACTGGTGCTGAAGTTAAGATTACTGACGGAACTGACGACTTAGAAGTGAATACTGATGGGTCTATCAACACGGTGATTACTGACGGAACTGACACCTTAGACATCAACACGGACGGGTCTATCAACGTCAATATAGTAACGGCTGCCGTATCTGGTGAAGTTCATGAATACGATACCACTTCGGCAACTGCTCCCAATACTCCAACGACAGTGGTTGACTATACGGTTACGGCTGCAACAACGCTTTTACTCAAATCGTGGCAGATTGCAGGCTCAGGTAAAGTGAAAGGTGAACTCAAGGTTGGTCCCGCTGCTTCAGAAGTAACGAAAGCGGTTGCTTTTATTACTTCATCTAACGGGACGCATACTGAAGTTTTCCCTGCTCCGATTGAAGTAGTAGCAGGTGACAAGGTTTTGGTCGTGATGACCAACCGTGACCAGGCAAATGCAGACCTATACGCCTGGATTAACGGAAACGAAGTGTAATATCATTCGTATTAGCGAACTTCCTTCTAGGGGTTCGCAGGGGGGAAACCCCCTGCTCCCTTAGATGATAGAATAGGAAATATGGCTGACTTACCCAATCCGACTCAAGATGTAACTCTTTTTGACAATGAGAGCGATAATTACGCTGACATTACGGATGATAATGAATTATCGGTACTGGACGCACAATCATTGGCAGAATTAGTGGAAATCTTAAAAGCGACTAAAAACATTCACTATTACCAAGAATACGAACAGGCATTTTACGTTACTTACCAGGCAACCCTAACCAGCAAAGATACCCTCTACCCTATTATTTTGTTTCACAACCCGTCAGCGAGTGGCAAAGAGTTTGAGATACAGCATATTGATATAAGTGCGGTGGCGGTGAGTACGGGTGCTTATGTGAAAATTAGGCTTTACTCTAACCCAACCGTAACCGCCAACGGCACAGCTTTAACCCAAGTCAATGCCACAGTGGGAAGTGTAGTGACTAGCGGAATAAACATCTATTCTGTCCCTACCATATCGGCTAACGGGGATTTAATGAGTTATCAGGCTTCCCAACTAATGCAACCTTATCGGGTAGAGCATTGGTTAGGCACAGGGTTATTAGAAGATAACCGAATATTACTGTCAGCCGAAGCGACATCAAATGGCACAGTCATATCTGTTACCGTCAAATATGTGTCTTATGATGATTAGGATTAACTATGGCACTCTATAACTATCGCACCATTCTTTATGTGGACACCGCTAATGTGATTGGCTTGGACACGACCCAAAATGCCTTAGATGTGGCTAATTACGTCAACAATTATCGGGCAGATACCGATAAATTAGATGAGATTTTAATGGCAGAAACCGCCTTTTTGATTGACCTAAGCTACACCGATTTCAAAACCAAGGTGGTTGACCCGATTGCCTGGACTGACGTTAAAGAAATCCACCGTCAAGGCAGATACGAACTTAACTTAATTAGCGGAACATCTTTGTAGGAGAAACTATGGCAAGCAAATACATTCACAAGGTAGTCCAGTTTAATCCTGGCACAGTCACCGAAACTACTTTGACTACAGCCTTAAATAACCAGGGAAACCTGGGTTGGAAGTTTGTAGCGGTATTCCAAAACACCACTTCCAAGGCTTTTGCCTTGTTCATAAAAGAACTGGCTGAATAAGCTGGTTGTGATAAAATCAAAGCATTGAGGTATTATCCCGCTTGATGGCGGGGTTTTTGTAGCTATGCCACTACCTAACGCAACAGATTGGGGCTTTAACCCAGATTACACTCCACCGCCCGTATACTATGATGACGCTAGGTTTTACTATGATGACAGCCGTATTACCTATGACGCAATCGTGTTGACACCGCCATACACAACGGTTGTGCCTACTAATTGGAGTGAATAACTATGCCGACTAACTTCCCTGGAGCTTTAGATACCCTGGTTAATCCTAATCCTACTGACCAGACTGACAGCCCTTCCCATTCTGGACAACATACCAATGCTAATGACGCTTTAGAAGCTATCCAAGCAAAGATAGGCATAGACGGTTCAGCGGTAATTACTTCCCTTGATTACTTGGTTAAAGACGCTGCTTCGGTTGACCCAGGCCATGAACATACCCTGGCAACTGGAGCTAATGATGTGACGGCTTCGGCTAGTGAGCTTAACCAGCTTGACGGGGTAACGGTAGGCGGTAACGCTTCGGGCGATATTCTGACTACTGACGATACCCAGACAGTAACCAGCAAAACAATGGACGCTGACAATAATACTTTCTCAAACTTTGAGCATGGGGCAGAAGTAGACGACCCCTCAAGCGGAGTTCATGGGGTAACAGGTGATGTGGTGGGAACTTCTGATACGCAAAATCTTTCGGGCAAGACGGTTACTGACACTTTAACTTTTACTGATGACGCTTTTGCTAACTTAACCATGCAGGGAGTAGAACCTGCCACTCCGACCTCTGGAGATGTTTACCTAGATGATGGGACAAATACCTCATCAGGCGACCCAGGCTTGAGGCGTTACAATGGCGCAACCTGGGAAGATGTATCGGGCGGGACAGTATCGCCATTAACCACTAAGGGAGACATATACACATTTGATACGGATAATGCCAGGATAGGGGTTGGCACTGATGGTCAATTCCTCAAAGCCAATTCAGCTACCGCCACTGGTTTAGAGTGGGGTTCTGGAAGCGGGTACACCCCGCCAGTAACCACCAAGGGTGATTTGTTCGGCTACGATACGGCAGAAGCCAGAGTACCAGTAGGAACTGACGGACAGGTTTTAACGGCTGACAGCGTAGACGCACTTGGGGTATCCTGGCAAGACGCTTCGTCACAAGCCCTGGTCAAAGGGGAAGTCCCGACAGGTTCAGTGGATAGTTCTAATGTTACCTTTACCCTAGCTACTGACCCGATTACTGGTTCAGTTCAGCTTTACCAGAACGGCATACGGCTCAAGGTCACTGACGACTATACCATTACAGGCGACACGATTACTTTTAACACCGCCCCGATTACTGGCGATATTCTGTTGGCTGACTACGCTACCTCAACGGGAACATACGCTACGGGGTCTACTTCGTTCATTTACAATGAAACGCCTACTGGCACGATTGACGGTTCAAACACCGCTTTTGACACCTCTACCAACTTCGTAGCGGGTTCTATTCTGGTCTATTTAGACGGTCAATTACAGAAGCCAGGTGGGTCTTACGATTATGTGGAAACTGACAGCAATACCATCACCTTTAATACCGCACCCGTCTTGGGGTCGGTCTTACTTGTTTCTTACCAGTCAGCCGTCAGTGCTTCGGGTAACGCTGATACCCTAGACGGTCAACACGCCCCTACAGGTACGATTGTCGGCACGACTGACACCCAAACCCTGACCAACAAGACCCTGACCTCACCCACCGTCAACACCCCCACCCTGGTATTGGCAGACACCTCACCCACCGCAGACGGGGGTATCGGCTTTGACCGCACAGGTGAGGATTTACAGGTAGGTGACGGGACTAATTCACAAGTCGTACATCTGGGGGCTTGGACAGCCTACTCACCTACCCTAACCAACATTACCTCAACCGCCCCAACTCAATCATTTGCCTGGTCGCAAGTAGGCAAAACTGTTTTTGTCAGAGGCGTTTACTTTTTGGGGTCAGCCCCGTCAGTAACAGGTACAATCGGTATATCACTACCAGTTACGGCAAGTGGGACAGAACACGTTGGCACTTGCAGACTACTTGACGCTGCTACGCAATCCTATACGGGCGTTGTTTATCACGCCACCACCACTAGAATTGACCTGTATGCTATTGGCACAGCCTCAACTTATGCCCAATGGTTTGCCACTAGCTCAACTGTACCTTTTACTTGGGGTACGGGGGATGGCTTTACCTTTTACATTACCTACGAGGCAGCATAGGAGATAACTTATGGCAACCCAAGTCAAACGCAATCAAATAGATACCAACATTATCCAAGGCTGGATACCCGCCAATGATACCTGGACTTACGCCTCGGCTTCCAGCTTTACCATTTCAGGAGTAGACCGCACCAGCATTTACAAAGTGGGAACTTTACTCAAGTTTGACCAAAGCGGGACAAAATATGCCGTTGTGTCGTCAAGTAGTTTTTCAACCAATACGACAGTCAACATAATCGTCAATACTGATTACACGATTGTTAACGCAGCCATTACCTTACCCTATTTTAGCTACCAGAAACCGCCAGACTTCCCCGTAGATTTTGCCTTTACCCCCACTACTAACGGCTTTTCGTCAGCCCCGACAGGACAGTTAGGGTCATACACCACCAACGGCAGATGGATGACAGTTAACTATTATGAGGGGGCAAACGGGACATCAAATGCCACCTCATTTACCAAAAACCTACCAGTCGCCTGTGCCAATATCGGGACAAGTGTGGGAATTGTCGGCAGATGTCACGGGGCAAGCGATAATGGCGTATATTTGACGGTAACGGCAGGGAACGGGGAAAGCCCACCGACTTGCTTTATTGTGTCTGGTGGTTCAACAGTCATTTTATCCAGAGCTGCTGGCGCACTTAACTGGACTAACTCTGGTAACAAGGGCTGTTCTTATTTGACCATCACCTATCCATTTTAGGAGATAACTTATGGCAATCACGCAATTACACCAGCAAAGACTACAAGACCAGACCATCAATAGCTCAATGGCACGACAGGCGTTGAATAACGGTAATTTTGATGTGTGGCAAAGGGGAACGACTGGTTCTTCTTTGGTTGATATTACTTCATCTTATTTAGCAGACCATTGGTTAGATTATGCTGATGATAATGGTGGAACTCTACCAACACTAACTAGAAGCAGACAACTTTTAACATCTGGCGATATCCCAAATGCTTTTTATTATTCTAGATTAGCCACTAATGGGGCTGGAACAAGTTTGGGTGTCAGTTCAATTCATAATTACGTTCAAAGAATTGAAAATGGAACTAGAATATTGTGTGGAAATGGTAAAAAAGTAACTGTTTCATTTTGGGCTAAATCAGATATAAGTAATAAAAAAATAGGAGTTTATTTACTACAATATTATGGTTCTACTGGTTCACCAAGTTCGGTTGAAACAATTACTGGCACAAATTGGACTTTAACTACATCTTGGACAAAATATACATATACTTTTACAACAAACACTTTAGTTGGAAAAACCTTTGGAACTGACAACAACGATTATATTGCTCTAAACATTTCTTATATTTGGGGAACAACGACTGATGTTAATGTTGGTGCTACCACCGCAGAAACCTATGTCGGCTCTGGAAACATTGATATAGCCCAAGTACAGCTTTGTGCGGGGGATGAGGCGTTACCATTTGAGCCAAAAAGTTATCTCCAAGAATTAGCTGACTGTCAGCGATACCACTATCAAGTATTTAATACTAGCGGGACAGCTAACCCTTGGGGGATAGGCTATCATACTGCCACTAACTCAACTGCTGTCTACATTGGTTTTCCAACTACAATGAGAATAATACCCACAACTCTAGCCTATTCCAATTTAGCTGTTTCTCAAGCTGGCGTGGGTAGGGTAAATGTGACCTCGGCATCTATTGATAGCGGTGACGCAACTGGAATTATTATTGCTTGCACAACTGCTGGCGGTTTAACTGCTGGTCAGGGTTCAATCGGTACTTTCCAAAATGGGACTACCAACTATATTGCCCTGTCAGCCGAACTTTAAGGGTGTGTTAAAATCAGTCTATCTATTATGAAAGGAAGCTATTATGCCTAATGGACAAAACAAGGACGTAGAAGCGGTTAAACGGGAATTAGAGCGTAGGTCGCAGGACACCATCATTGTTTACAACCCCACCAAGCAAGACAGAAAAGTAGTCTGGAATAGGTTTGTGCATTTAGTTAAAGCGCAATCAGAGGCGGTGCTTCCCCGTTACATAGCCGAAAAATACGTCAAAGAAACGGTAGATACGCTTATCCTAGATAGAAATACCGAACGGGTAACACTGGAGAATGAGAGGCGGATTAAGGCGGGAATGAAAGCTATGGACGCACAGGAGCGGGAAGTCTTTGACTGGCGCACCAACAACGCTGATTTAAGGAAACAGTTTATCCCTATGGTCTATAAGGGCATAGCTGAAGAATATGGCAAGATACCAGAGAGCGAACCAACCCTGCCAATCGTTAAACCTGGCATGACCGATACTGACCTGTTTGAGCAGATAGATACCCAAGTAATTGCTTCCAGAGAAGTAGACCCGTTTGAGGTCAAAGAAGTCAGCGGAGTAGATTTAGAGGTAGTTAAAAAGAAACAGCAGGTAACTGCAAAGGTGGCAGCATGAACTTAAACGATTTATCTAAGTCCATTGAGAAGGCGGTAGGGGCTGACAGGCGGGAAGAAAGTTTCTTCCAGTATTTTGACCGCCTGAACCATGATGGCCGTTTAGACATGAGAGCGTGTATATTTTCGTTAGCTTGCATTTTAGACTTTTTGGATACACAACCTTGGGACATTCCCGCTTCACGCTCAAATGCTTTTTTGGGTATTGACACTCGGCCTGAAGTACCCAAAAAGGAAACTGAACTAAAAGCCAAAAAGAAAAAATAACGGCTGATGTATAATAGTTAAATATAAGGGATTACCCGCTGTTGTGGCGGGTTTTTAGTATCTATGCGCCAGACATACGGTCAGCTTCAAACCACTACTAAAGATTATATTTCCCTGGCAGCGGGAAACTTCGCAGCTAGCACGATTGCCAACTTCATTAAGGAACACCTCAATAAACGCTATCAGATTGCTTTGTCCGTCCTACGGGATTATCAAACCCAATGGACTCCCAGAACTGCCGTTACGGTAGCTAATCGTCAATACTACTACAATCCGCCTGATTTACAGTCTATAGAGTCGGTAACATTGTCAATCGGTGGCGTTGACTACCCTTTAACCGCCATCAATTCCCAAAAAGAATGGGACAGATTGAATATGATTGACTTTGCGGGGACAACTATCCCACAGTATTTCTTCCCCAGACGCAACGATTTCGGCATTTACCCCACGCCTACGGCTGCTGGGAACACGATTACGATTGTGGGTAATCTTAAAGCGATTGAAATGACGGCAGATGACTACATTACGGGGACGGTAGCCGTAGTTCAGAACTCTCAAACCCTTAACGGGACAGCAACTACCTGGACTAACGGTATGATTGGTAGATGGTTCAAGGCTACTCAAGCTGATAACCGCTGGTATCGGATTGCTACTTTTGCTACCTCAACTCAGCTCATTTTAGAGAGCTATTATGAGGGGACTTCTAACGCTTCCAGCACCTACATAATCGGGGAAAGCCCAGAGATACCTGACGAAATCCATGACATCTTGCCTCATGGGGCTGCTGCCGACTTTTACGCTGGACCACGCAAAGACTTTGCTTCAGCTCAGGCTCACAACAACTATTTCTGGACAGGGGACTTCAATAACAACAGTCGCAATCCGCAAAATGCCGAGGGAGGCTTACTAGGCGCAGCCAATCGTTATGCTAGCCGTTCTAATACGAGTATTGTTTATAGGAATAGGGAACGCATAAGCCGATTTGACGAAGCTTGGTCAACGGTGTTAAGCGGATAGCTATGGCGACAAAAACACTGGTCTTAAACGACTTCACTGGCGCAATCGGGACATTGGGAGAAAAGCGTGATGTACAAGGTTCGGCACGTTTTCTTAAAGGCTTAAATCCGTTTGAAGACGTATCCTACGTGGTCAACTCCAAGCAACCCGCCAAAGTCTCCAGCACGACTGTGGTTAATCTTCCTCACTGGATGGAAGACGGTTCACCCTGGACAACCACCCGCTATGTTTATGATGAGGGTGGCAATATCTATTCGGTTAGTACATCAGACCTATTCACAAATATACGAACTGTATCAGGTTCAACAGGAGAGGGCTTAAAGGTATTCCAAAACTACCTCTACTATGCAGGCGGAATTACTTTTGGCCGATATGGAAAACTAGATGGAAGCCCTACATTTAGTGATGATTTCTTAAAGACAACACTAGGGATAGCGTATTCCACTGACGCTTTTGATAAAGACCCTGGTTCTTCAGCAGGCTTTAACGGAACGGGGAATACCTACACTACTCCAGTAGCCATTAGTGAGACGGCCACCAACCGCCAGACTTTTACTCCCACTAAAGAACCCATTAGAGCTATCCAAGTAAAGGCGGTAGCTAAAGGCACGGGTAACTGGACGGTAACGGTACATGATGAGTTTAATAATGTGGTAGGCACTAGCACCATTACCAACGCTAGCCTAATCGTAGGCAGAAACCTATTTGAGTTTTCCCCAGGACTTAGGGTGATTAGGGGGAATGAATACCATTTCCATGTAACCTCAACGGTAGCAGATGGAACGGTAGATACGAGCGTAGCTACTGACCTGGAATACTGTGAGTTCTTAATCTTCTTTCAAATCCTTATTGATACGGACTTTCATCCGATTGCGGTGATTGAAGATACGCTCATTATTGGCAACGAAAGATACCTAGCAACCTGGAATGAAGCGGTCTATGACCCCAATGCCATTACCCTTGATAGCGGTTTTGTAGTCAGAAGTATTGCCAACTTTGAGGAGTTTATCGTAGCGGGAGCTAATAAAGGGAGCAGCTTGGAAGAAACCGAAGCTTCACGGATATTCTATTGGGACGGTCTTGCGCCTGGTTACAACAACTGGACAGAAGTACCAGTCGGCTCAGTCAACGCTTTACACAACACTAGAAACAACTTAATTGGCGTTTATGGCAATAAAGGGGACGTTTATGTGGGCGCAGAACCCTTCAATAAGGTGATTGATGGCGTTCCTAAGCTTTCTGACGGTAAAATAATTCAGGTATATCCTGGGGGAATGACAGAACATGAGGGTAAAACCCTAATTGCTTACGCTGCTTCTACTGACGATACGACTGGAGTGGAGCTTGGTGTCTATCAGTTCGGTTCTCAAAGCTCTAAAAAGATAGACGCTTTTAACTTCCCTTACCGAATAAGCACGGGTAATACCCAGGCCACCAACCTCAAGATAAGTATGGTCAAGGCTATCGGCCAAGACCTGTATATCGGTTGGCGGGAAGGTACAAGCTACGGAGTGGATAAACTGACCATTAACTCTAACTACACCAGTTCTGGTTTATGGGAGAGTCTGATATTTGATAACGGCAACCCAGAGGAAGAAAAGCTCCCATTTGATATTCGGCTGACATTTGAAACTTTAACGACAGGCCAGACGGTCTTACCCAAATACAAACTCAATCGTGGTTCTTGGGTGATTGGCTCAATCGTAGGCGGGACGGGTGCTGGTTCTGGGGCAACTGAAGTGAAACTCCCCATCTTTAATCGGGCTAAAGAAGTAGAAATTGGCTTTAACTACACCAGCAGTAGTAATACTAGACTCAAAGTAACTGGCGTAACCTTTAAGTACGAAGACTTATCAGCAGAGGAAGATTGATATGGCTAGCGGTTTTGACTCTATTGCCAATGAACTCAAAAACCAGTATGACAGACGCAGGCGCAGTACCCAGAGTGAAATCCTGCCTACAGCCGTTAAATCATCTCACTTTGCCCAAGAAAATATCCGCATATCAACTCAAGAACAGGGTTCGGCTACTGTACCAAACAATGCTACAGCTTCAGTTACAACTACCATAAGAGAAGCAGCGGGAGCTAACGTCAATCTATCTAGTTATCATATTATGGCGTGGCAGGGAGCTACTACCCTAACAAATATAATTCCATCTGGTTCTGGCGTGTCGGCAACTTCATGGAAAGTTGTTGGTCCGTTCGTATTACCATACATCAATTATCCATTGGATGATTTACCAGAGTTCGGTTCAGCAGACAACCGTTTAGTCATAAAAACATGGTTTACTAACGTGTCTGGTGGGAGCTTGCCATTGACGGTTATTGTCAGAAGTAAATACTTTGTAACTACAGGTAGGGCTGTAGGAGTGAGGGTAACATGAGAAAGATTTATATTTATGATTTACCAGATGGCGAAGTGGGTATATTGGTAGACGATACTATGATGACGAATATTGGCTTTGATATGACACCAACCAAAATCTTAAATGACACTCAAGAAAACCGTGATTTATACGGGTTGACGGCTGATAATGAACCCAAGGTCGTCAATGTGTTAAAATCAAGTACATAGGTAATTAACCGCTTTCGGGCGGTTATTTTATAGGAGAAAGTATGGGATATTGGGGTGAAGCTGGCGATACAGTAACATGGAAAAACCCACAATTTGTCTCCGAAGGCCAACGGCAATCGGGCGGATGGTATTACAATCCCGACACAGGCAGAGTGGATAGATGGTGGTCAGGCTCACCCCCTGCCACTACCAGTAGTGGTGGCGGTGGTGGTGGAAGCACTAGCAGTAGTGGTCAGAATTACATGGACATAATGAATAAGGCTTTGGAAGAACAGAGGGCTGCGGAAGAAAGAGCTAGACAGGAAAGGGAAGCTGCCAGACAAAAAGAGTTACAGTATTACCAACAAGCTAAAGGTGAGGAACAGGGGCTTTTAAGTCGCTTTACTTCAGCTATCCAGGCGCTTGAACCAATTACGGCCATTAGAGAAAGACTTGGACAGGAGTACAACGTAGCTGGCCTGCAACAGGCTGCCAACTTTTTAACGTCTACTTTAGAGAACATTCCCCAGGCGGTTAAGAACCTGGCGGGAATAGTGGGCATCTCCGCTCCCCGTCAAGAAATGCGTATGCAGGCTATGGCTTCCAACATTACTCCCGCTCAACAGCAAGCCACTAGACAGCTACAAACGGCACAGGAAGGCGTTACTACTGGTTTACAGTATGAAGTAGCGCAACAGGAAAGGGGCTTACAGCCATTTGAGCAAGAGTTCACCGTTCTTAAAGAGCGGATTGCCAGGGAGTCGGCAGGCTTCACGGCAGAGAATAAGGCTCAACTAGATATTCTCTTAAAGGAATTGGATACCAGAGGCACTTTGACTGAACAGCAACTCCAGCTCGCCAGAGACTTAGCCCAAAAAGAGGAAGAATATGAGCTGGAGAAAATGAAGCTGGAGAACACTAGAGAAGTCATTACCGCAGATGGCCGAGTTAAATTGATTGACAGTAGCGGTAACTTAATTGCTGACTTAGGCTCATCCCGTAGCGGGACGGCCTCATCCCCCGTTGACATAGACGCTGCCATAGACGCTTATGTTGCCCAACAACAGGCTGCTTCCAAAGAGGAAGAAAATCTTAAAACCATTGAAAGCCAACAACAAAAATACACCGCTTATCCTTGGTTAGATTACACCCCTGTTAGTCAAACAACGCCACCAGCGTCTATGGGACAATAATATGGCTCAATTCTCTGACCCAAAGTTCACCAGCGGTTTAAGAACCTATCTTGTTTCCCAAGGTTTTAAGTCTGACGAAATTGATAGCGTTATCCGCAAAAGAGCGGTGGCTGAAGACCCTGGTTATTACCAGAAAGTCGGTCTTAAACCAGAGGCCATTATTGAGGCTGCTGGCGGAATTGGTAGCGTAGGCGGATTGCAGGCTGCCCAATATCTAGGTGCTAACCAAGAAGCGGAAGTCCCCGAACTTGGAGAACAAGAACGTAAGTTTGTGGTCGGTTATGCTGCTGCACTCAAGGCAAGAAAATTACTTGAACAAGGCGTAAAAACAGGACCAAAAGAAACAATTAAATCTAAAGCAAAAGAACTAGCTAACCAACCAGATGAGGGCGCAAGTTTAAGAGCGCAGTTATCTTTGGCTCAGACAGGAATAAAATCGGCATTTTTGGGGACAGCACAAAGCGATATGGAAATGAGGTCATTGGCTGACGCAATTTCTAATCCAATGTTGTTACCCTCTAACTCCATGAAAAAAAGGTTAGATAATTTAATTAGCACTATTCAGGTAATTATTGACCCCAATGTTAAAAAATATGCTGAAGATATTGTTAGGGAAACAGGAACGGACACAACGGTTGGAGATATGGAAGTTAATAGTTTGCTTCAATCTATTAACCAACAGAAGCAGGGCTTAGGGGCTACCCCAAGTCTTTTCCCCCAAGCTCAAGCTCAGGGCGGTTTACCCCCCACTCCAGAAACTTTAGAGACAGAAAGCTTATTATCGGAAGCTCCAGAACCATCATTGGCCGACATAATCATTGGGCAACCAACGCCTACACCTAAAAAAAAAGAACCTACGCTAAGTGAGCTTCAGAAACCTGAAGAAAGTACGTTTGAGTATATGCTTCGGCAGGAGAACCTGCCCCATCCTGCTGAGGCTATTGCCAATATGCCTGGAAGCGCCAAAAACGTCTTCTTAGGCTTTGCAGACGCTATCACTCACCCCATCAGAACTACGGAAGCCATGATTGGTACGGTAGCTGGCGGGGTGGAGAAGCTTATCCCAGGGGAACAGCGGGGAGAAAAGTTCTTTGACGCTTATGCTCAATATCTTAAAGGACGCTATGGCAACCCAGATGACTTCTACCGTACCTTTGTAGAAGACCCCTTTGGGACAATGCTTGACGTTGTATCGGTAATTGACCTAGGGGCAACCTCACTCAAATCACTAGCAGGGACAAAATTGGATGACGTAGCCAAGGCTGCGACCATTGTGGATAACGCTGTGGTTAAGGCCGACATTGTAGACCAAGGCATACGAGGCGCACGATACGTCCAGAATAAAACCCCCGCTCAAATCACTTTAGGTATCCCTGGTGTCAGCAAGAACTTTAAGCCAGAGGTAGCTAGATTAGCGGATGAGTTAGACGTACCGTTGCCTGCCTCAGCTTTAACTGAAAGCCGTATTGTTAGAAATGCTGAAGCGGTAGCACAAAATACGGTACTTTCTGGACAAAGAGTGAGTGCTAGGGTGCTGGCTTCGGAAAAAAGACTGGCAGAATTAGGTGATGATTTAGTAAATAAATACACCACCGCCACTCCTGATACTTTAACTGGACAGGTAATCAAGGAAGGTTACGAAGCTTATGTGGAACAGTTTAAGGATACCAAGAACCAGCTTTATGACAATATCCCCCCTGCTTCCAGACAAGCGGTGGTTACTCCAGAAGAAACCCTAAAGACCCTTCAAGGTATTGTGGATGAAAAGAGAGCGGTGGCTGGCGGTGGGACTAACCTAAAGTTCTATCAGACTAAACTCAAAACCATGAAGAAAGCGGTAGAGGAAGACAAATACACCGTTAAGAATATGTTGGCTGATAAGCGGGACATAGGCGCTCGGATAAGTGAAAGCAAGCGGGGAGCGGGAGTGATGACGGGAGATACGGGACAGCTAGGAAGATTGGAAGCGTCTATCATGCAAGACTTGGATACTTCATTAACTCAACTCTCACCTGATTTCGGCAGGGCGCTGAATACGGCTAACGCCTATTACGCTAGGACAATTAAAAAGGTTAATAGTTCTATTGGCAAGACGGTTGCCAAGAGTAATCCAGAGAGAATTGTGCAAAACATCTTTAAGCCTAACTCAGCTACCGACATTATGCTCTTTAAGGAACTGGTGGGAGATGAAGGCTTCAAGGTCGCTTCCCAAGCGTTCTTCCAAAAGATAATGGCTGAAAGCTTAAATAAACAGGGAGCTGTAGACTACGCCAAGCTTTCCAAGAACATGAGACGCTACGGCCACCAGACGCTTTTAGAGGGGCTTGGTCCAGAACTAACCAATCGTTTAACACAGCTATCTGAGCAGGCACAAAAGCTGGCTGTCTTAGAAAAAGCCTTTAAGGACGGACAGATACCCGCTATCGGTTCTCGTACTGCTTTCTTACAGAATGTTAATAAATATATGTATGCCCTAGGCGGTCTAAATGTCTTTTACAAGTTTAATCCTATGTTCTTGATGTCAGCTATAGCAAGCGACTTGAGCTTGGGGGTACTGTTAGGCACTAAATGGGGCAGAACCTTGATGACTCAAGGCATGAAGATTAAGCTTCCCAAGGCCATGACAGCTAAAGGCTTAGAGTGGTTACAACCAATGGGCAGACGTACCCGCATACCAGAAACAGTTAATTTACAATTAGAGCAGAACCAGCAGCAGGAATTACCCGCTGTCCCGCCTGCATTACAATAGGAGAAATTATGGCTCAACTTTCTCCCATCATAGCCCAAGCCGACCCAATCGCTAAGGCATTGGAGCGCAGGCGTGGTGGGCAACCAACCCCAATTATCAATCAGCAGAGTGGGTCTGCTCCAGGTCAGCAACCGCCTCAGAACCCTAACGTACCCGTAGGTACTTCCTCACCCATGCCAGATACATTAGCGTCTATGGCTAGAATGGCGGGTGAAAGTCAGGGCGGTCAATCTATTGGCGCTTCCCCGCCTAAGAGCGAAACCGAACTGATTGTTAGGGCGCTCATGGACAGACTCAAGGCTTTAACTAAACTCCAGGGCGGGGGTATGACTTAGTATGACGAAAGGCAACGGCTTTGATACTAAGATAGCAGTAATGCAAACTGATATTAAATATATCAAGGAAACCGTTGACGAACTAAACACTAAACTGGAAAGCAAATACGTTACCCAAGATGAGTTTGACCCCATTAAAAAGCTGACCTACGGCCTGGTGGCTTTAATCCTTACTTCAGTCGTAGGTACGGTAATTAGTATTGTGGTCAACTCTCCAAAATAGATATGCCTCAAAACTGGTTGGCTTTATTTATCGTTTCCATTTTTACCTTTTTGGTGGTGTATATCTATGTGTCTATCAGGCACAGAGAAAAGATTAAATTGCTTAATCTAATGGCATGGGTCGGCATAGGTATCGCTTTCTTTATGGTTATTCACATTACCACCCTAATGATTTTCCCCACTAAAATCCAAGAAGTGTCGTTACCCATTAAAATCTTAAATGAAAACAAGGAAGCCAAGCGGGGCGAACCGCTCATAATCCAGTTTCATATTAAAAAATATGTTAATTACGGCAGTACGATTTACCCCTCAATTATCTGTGATGACGGCTCTTACTTTACCTTTCCCGTTAGACAATCAAATGTCCCGCCTGGGGAAGGAACTTACACCGTATCTAATGCCTACTATATTCCAGAGAACGCTCCGTTTACTTATTGCCACACCAGAGCTACAGACGTATTTGAGCTTAACATTTTGAGAAAGAAAACCTACATTTTAGAAAGCGAAAAGTTCAAGGTGATAGAATAAGCCTATGCCAAAGTTCACGGATTTACCTAATTGGGACAAACTGAGCGCAGAGGAAAAGGCACGGCTTAAAGAGGTAGTGGCAATCAAGAGCTACAAGAACTTTGACGGCAAGAACTCTTATTCCCCCAAAGAAATGAAGAAATCAGCAGTCTATCAAGAAAGTATTGAGAAGTAATATGGGTAACACGACCATTACCATCCCCGAACTAGGCGATAAGTTTAACGACTACCGTGATGAGATTTGGGGTAATAGTTACACATGGTCTTGGGAAAGACCAATTACACAGGTGAAATATGCTGTTATTCATCATACCGTTACTAGCCGTAATGCTACTGCTGACGATATTGCTGCCCTACACAAGGCTAGGGGTTGGGATGGAATTGGCTACCATTTTGTCATTCCTGGGAATGGGATTGTGCATTATGTGGGTGATTTATCTACTGCTAGGGCGAATGTAGCCAACATGAATGAGCAAGTCTTGGGTATTGCCTTGTGTGGCGACTTCACCCAGGAGCTACCCACAGACGCACAGATAGACAGCGCTCACAAGCTGGTCAAATGGCTCATAAACACCGCCTCTATCCCTAATATCAACGGATGGGAAGATATGGTCGGACACCAGGATTTAGGCGCTACAGCGTGTCCTGGGAGCGTATGGAAAGGTCCACCCGATAGTATGTACGAAAGGATAAAGAATAATATCCCCTATAACCCACCGCCCACTACTCCACCGCCTGACGAGAAATACCATGTGGTGTATAAAGGGGAAACAATCGCTACCTATGACTACAATCCTACGGACAAAATCAATGAGCTTACCCAAAAGCTATCCGATTGTCAGCAAAAGGTATCTGACCAGGCTGCTGAAATCTCACAACTTACTTTGGCGCTACAAACTCAGGAAAACGATAATGCTAATCTTCAGGGACAGCTTAGAGACTGTCAACGTCAAAAGGATGAGGCGCTGGCTCTGGCTAAATCTTTAGAGCGGGAGCTGGCCGACAGTAAAAGCAAGTTAAATACTTGCCTGACTGACCTGGATAACTGCAAGAACGCTGACGATACCATGTGCAAATACAGCCGAAGCCAATTACTAAAGTGGGGTTTATTCGGTAAACCCGACATCTGTAAAGGATAATATGGATTGGAAAGTTTTGTTTGAAGCGGTCAAAGAACCGTTACGGTTACTCTTATTAGCCTTAATCACCTGGCTAATTACTTACATCATCCCAGGTGTGCAAGACCCGACCTGGAACGCTGTGTTATTGCTTGTTCTGCGTTTCATTGATAAGTGGTTGCATGAATGGGGTAAAGCGACTGAAAACACCATAGCCACTCGTGGCTTAACTCAATTCTAATGGGTGAATTACTGTCCAAGCTCCAGAAATTGTACGGGGGAAAGCCTGTCAAAGCTGACGCTCTAGGCCGAAGAATGGCGTTGCCCAAGGAAATCCAAGACGCTTTAGAGGCTGAAAATGCACCACCAGAAGCTTTCTATACCCTGCTTGGCCTTTACCCACCGACTGACGCTGACCTCACAGAAAAAGGTGAGGAGCAACCGCACAAATAGGCTTACGGCAATTTCCCAATCTCGGTTTACCCTCAGATACTTTCTTCCTATACTTAGCCTTGTAAGCTTTGTACTTCTCTGGATTGCTGGTTCTCCAGCTTTTAGCGTACTGGTTGCGGTGGGGTTTATTCAAGATTTCCCACAACCGCCTGCCTTCTCGGATTTCTTTCTTTCTCCAACAGTCTATACACAAATGAAAATCGCAGTAGCGCTTCCCCCGTCTCTGCTTGATAATCCTGCCACGTGTTGAAGCTTCGCCACAGCAATCGCATTGGCACTTAGCAGCGTAAAAGCTCCCTTTAGGTTCACCCGTTCTGCGCCACGCTTTGTAGTTTTGCCCACAGTCCCACCCGCACGTGACCTTTGGGTGTTTTTGGGTTCGTTCCCAAACATAGCTGTCCCGCTTTCTTTGAAAGTAATTGTTATCGGAAATGGTAGTGATGGAATAGAGTGAGGGAAAAAACTGACGGCAAGCGTCTTCTAAGGTGATATTACACATTTGGCAACGCCACATAGGGCTACATTGTACCACCATACCTGGAAAAAGACGATTTAGACCGTGTTGGCGGGTTCTCCGCCTTGACAATTCGGTCAGATTGGGTCATAAATTAGGTACGTTGGATGGTCCCTCACCGAGGCTAACTGTCCAACTTTTTTTTGACCCCGTTTGATATTAAAAGTGGCTATTGACCACAAAACCCCTTTCGGGGTAATGTGGCGGTATGACAAATACCAAACGTATTCTACCAGCTTTGACCACCTCACGGTGGTTTTTTTGTGGCTCAAGGCTATGCACCTAAAACGCAACCCTGACATTGTTTATGGAAATAAAGAACTCTATCAATACAAAACGATTATTAAGACAGACTCTTTTGGGCGTGAATACAGGGTGTTTGAGAAATACAAACGGAAAATATCACGTGGACGGAAATATCCACCTTGGAGAAGCAAACGCCACCCTAGCTCTAACACTAGGAGCGCAACAGGCGTATTAGCCAAACAGCAAAGGCTTGAAACTGGTGTTGCGATTTAGTGTAGCCGACTGGCTCAAGGCTCAAGGGATAACCTTGATTAGTGCAACGGATACGGTTACGCACCATGCCCCCGTTCCTTACCACGCTAAAGCGTGAGGTTGGAATAGATGGTGAGCTTAAACGGTCAGAGAAAAAACTGATTTACCGTTGATAAAAGCAAATAGGATTACTTCCTATTAGCGCCAACATGGTCTAAGGTCTTAGGGATAAGCATTATGAGTTCAGAACAGAAACGGTTACAGCTCCTAGCACAGTTTAATAAAGTTCGTGGCAAAGACCAGAAACTATTAGCTATGCGTATTCGGTTATTGGATTGGGGTTTAGAGAAAAGGCAGATAAAAACGGCCACGCCTAGTTTTGAGCAGATGGTGAGAGCGGAGCTATTCTAGTATCTTCCAATATCTTCTAATGGCGGTTTTCCCCCTACTCTGGTGTATGCCGTATTGACACGGGACATTAGCCGTGTTAGGATAGCGCTATTATTCAGTATTATCTGCCAAGAAAGGTGTCGTATGACGACCCACAATCAAAATCGGCAAGTAGAGCCGAAAGATATAGAGAAGCTTAAAGAAAGCTTCAACGAGTTTTTAGAGAAAGGTAATCTCAAGGGCATAATTGTCCTAGGGACAACCGACATGGGCGACCACAGTGGTCTCCTGCACGTGATGATTGGCAGGCGCTTGGACTTGGTTCACTTAGTCAAGCGCAGTTATCAAGAAAATGATAGCTTCTTAGACGTAGCGGTGGACGGTCTGGCTCAGGCCAAGGCAGATGAAATCGCCAAGGACTTGAAGTTAGCCATAGACGGCAAGCGGAATGGTAGGTATGCCAATTAAGGTTAAGTCAGTAGCAGAGAGGCAAAAGGACACCCTGTATGTTCTGGACACCTCTCTGCTCTACGACAGACTCAACACCCTTTACACCGCTTACGGCTTGGGTTCGGTAGTAGAAATGTTTAACGGTTGGCTTGGGACGCTGGATGACGGCAACATTTACCACGCAGATTTAGTCATGGACTCCAAGTCAGCCAGGGAAGCGGAAGACCATTATGCTTTCCATAAGCCAGGAGAAGACACCGACTGTCCCTGGTGTGAAGACGAGTATCAAGAAAAATTAGATTGGGAGAAAGAACATGGCAAGACCTAAAGACGATAACGAATTAACGCCTAGCCAGATGATGTCTTCACAAATTGTTTACAACGAAGGCAAGGCGATTGAGTTACTCAGGGAATGTTACGGGGCGGAGACCGCCATGCGTTCCCTGCAACGGGCAGACTTTTGGGCGCTTCACCTGACCGTTATCAAGATGGAGAAGCGGGTCAACCAGCTTGCCGATATGGTAGCTGACATGGTGTATGTATTTAAGGAATTGAATCAATTATTAAAAGAAAGGAAAGACTAATATGTCTGACTTCTTACCCGAAGGCTATGAGGTTAAAGCGACCTCTGACCAATATATGAAATTAGAACAAGGCGATAATCGCTTTCGCATTCTTGCCAGTCCGATAATCGGCCAGGAATGGTGGACTGAAGACGCTAAGAAAAACCGCTTTGTCCACAGGCGCAGGAAAGGGGAGCGGATTAGTCCTGAAGAATTAGGGGAAGACCCTATCCGAGAGTTTTGGGCTATGCCAGTCTTTGACTACAAGGATAAGAAAATCAAAATCCTTGAGCTAACCCAAAAGGGCGTTATGCGCTCTATCCAAAACCTCTCCAGAGACGAAGATTGGGGCAATCCCAAGGGTGTTAATGGATACGACTTGGTGATTATGCGGGAAGGCGAAGGCCGAGAGACCAAGTATGACGTTCAGCCCAAGCCCCACAAGAAATTGGATGAGGGGGTTATGCGCCTCTTTGCCGATATGAAGATTAACCTTGAGGCCATGTATGACGGTGGCGACCCGTTTGCCACTGAAGATGTTAAGGCCAGTGAGGAAGTGGACGTAGACGAAATTGAGCGGGTCTTAGGTGGGGGGGAATAAAATAATATGAAGCAGGCACGAACCGAGAGAGGCACGTTTGCGCCTAAGTTCACCATTAAGGACTTGGCCGAAATTGCCTCAATGTTAGACGAAGGTAAGTCAATTCCTGCGGTTAAGCTTGCCATTATGCAAGCCAGAGGAGTCTCTGAACCTACTGCCCTGAGATGGATTAGACAGGCGCAGACGGGGGGTGAGTTAAAGCATGGCAAGTAACATAACTAGAGAGGAATATGACTACATCAAGCATAAGCTTGAGCGTCATAGCCCGACCCAGGTACACCGTAAACTGCCCAAAAGACAGTATCGGGGTATAACCACCATTAGGCAAATCCAGAAATCTACAAGCTGGAAGGATTACACCAAGACCTATTGGAAGAAAACGAAGCCAAAGCCCAGGTTTAAGCAAAAAACCTATTACACTTGGACGGCTTCACCCGTAATAGATATGACAAAGCGTCCCTCATTTTGGGAAAAAGTGAAAGGATTATTTAGATGAGAAGCAAGTTTGAAATCCGAGCGCAAAAGCTCTTAGAGGCCGAGGGTTGGCACGTAGATTGGAAAGCTAAGCCGAGGCGTACCCCCGTAGGGTACAGCGTGGATTATTGGAATATCTGGGACTTACTTGCCCACCAGGACTACATCATTAGGGGTATCGCCATTAAAGGTCAAGGTGGCGTACCCCAGGCTCTAAGAAAAGCGATTGAAGATTTTAAGGCTTGTGACCATTTTGTTAAGGAAATCTGGACTTTTAGACAACCGACCCATAAGGCCAAGCGTGTTAAAAACGCACCTTATGTTATTAGAAAAGAAATAATTGAATAGAAAGAAGGTGATATTTAATGACTAATGGTATCAAGACCATAAAAAAAACAACCGACTACGCTTCCTTTAAGACGGTGAAAGGCAATCGGTTGCTTAACCAAGAACACTATAAACATTTGCTGTCAGCAGTCAACAGGAAAAATCTGTTAAGCCTAAACCCCATTATTGTTAATGAGGAAATGCAGGTGATTGACGGCCAGCACCGCTTGGAAGTAGCCAAAGCCTTGAATGTTCCCGTGTATTACGTAGTGGGAGACGACTTGGATATTGAAGATGTAATCATGTTCAATACCGCTGTTAAGGGATGGAAGATTGACGATTACGCTCAAACTTTCGTCCAGCTAGGCTATGAAGACTATATCAAACTAGCACAGTTCAAGAATAAGTGGCACATTTCTACGTCTAACTCAATCGCCATTCTATCTTCTGAAACCAAGCGGATTAAGGAAGCAGGTTACAAGAAGTTCAAGCAAGGTCAATTTGAAATAGTTGACTATGATTGGGCAAATGAGTTTGCCAGGAGATTGCATGATGTCGTCCCCTTCACTTCAGAAAATACCTGGAAAGACCGTGAGTTTATCCAAGCCTTGTCTTTAATCTATGATAAGGGGGTAGACCATGATACTCTGGTAGATAGGTTACAGCGCTACGGTCAACCAATGTATCGTAGGGCGACCATGACCGAGTATCTGCGGTTGTTTGAAGACATCTATAATAAGGGATTAACGCCAGCTAATTCCCTGCGCTTCTATTAAGCTGGTGTGAGAGCAGGGGCGATTTGACGTTAGCTATCAAGTTGCCCCAACCGCTCACATCAGAGCAAATTAAAAGTAAAGGGGGTGATAAAAATGGCTCAAATTAAAGAACCGACTGTTGAACCAGTTGAAACTAGAACAAACTGGCTCAAAGTGTTATTGGCGTTATTGCTGATTGGTCTATTCATCTGGATAGTGTGGCTTTGGTTAGCACCGAAAACCGAGGCGGTAGTCCAGAATGTCTGCGACCAGGGAAAGTATTGTGCTGATTGGGACAGGGGACAATGCGAAGATTGGGATTACAGGTTATGCCACATCAATCCCGCTCAAGCCGTCCAGCATAATTTTAACCAATACAATTCGTGCCTGGGACATCTAGGAACGCCTCATAATAGCGAAACCTATGATTTGCCAGGTCTCTGTCCCCCACCAACACCGACACCTACGCTAACTCCTACGCCTACTCCGACTCCAGAACCGACTCCCCCCGTGTGTGACGAGCAGGAATATAGCTGTGGAGAATGTAGTGAGAAACCGAATGATGATTGGTGCGGGGAATACAAATACGGATATTGTAAGGAAGCTTACAGTTGTGGCTATGCAGATGATACGTGGATGTGTGAGTGTCCAACCGAACCGACACCCACACCGACCCCAATTCCAGAACAACCCAAAGAGGAAAGCAAGCCTGAAGGCTGTACGCATGACTGTGGTGTGCCTGCGTGTACCGACAGCGTACCTGAACCTGTCGTTAATCCCCATGTCTATCGCCTGAACGGGACAGCCATTGTGAAATGGTATCCCAAGCAGGGAGACAAGGTAAACATTTATTGGCGTGAGAACTCGTCTAGTGAGTGGCAACACGCTCTTTCCAATAGCCCGAATGACGGCTATGAGGAGATTAAAGGTCTGACAAACCTTGACTGGACGTTCGGTGTCCAGGCTGTCAATGGCTGTGCCACTGACGGCATTGTTAATGCCTCAACCATTAGTGAGGTCGTTGACGGTGCAACGACAGGTTGGGTGCTGTTTAGATAGGGAAACCATTGGTATCTAAAAGTGGGGGGAAGCCACCAGCCCCTCACCTTGAGAGACTAATTATGAAACCAAAACGCATACAAAGAAAACGGGTTAAGGGATGGCGTATGCCCCCGAATACGGTCTATGTGGGGCGACCCTCACAATGGGCTAATTGGAATGATTGGCGGGAATATGGGCGGTTGCAGGCTGTCTCAATGTTTGCTAGTCAAGTCATGGGCTACGAAGACTTAGAGCCTGATGAATACTTTATCAGCGAAGTAAAGCGACAGCTAAAAGGCAAAGACCTGGCTTGCTGGTGTCCCTTGGATGAGCCTTGCCACGCTGATGTGTTATTAAAAATAGCTAATGAGGGGTGAAATGTTACTAAACAGTGAAGCATTATTATTCTGGATATTCTGTTTACTTATTAGCATAGTGCTTGGCATTTGGTATGCCAGCGAAAGGTACAAATAAATATGCCTTGGACAGTTGACGGTGAAGTAAAAATCTATAACGTGCCAGCGCCTCTGACGGCCAGTTATTTCTGCGTCTTTTGTAATGATGAGGTGTCTCTGGGCGCAAGTATAGGTTTTAAGATGGCTAAGTATAAAGGCTACGATATTCCTATTTGTGAAGAATGCGCTAGGGAAAAATACTCACAAGCCGAGATAGAAAGTGCCTTGGCAGATAGCGGAATATCAATTAGTTGAAGCCACCAATATGATAAAAGAACGGCTAAATCGGGAAGCAGTTGTAACTACCCTCTGGTGGCTTTTCGTCCTGCTTCTAGTCAACCACTTTTTCGGCTTTGAGGCAGCCGTCATTGTGGCGTTAGCTCAAATTATTGCCTTTCTAAGGTTCACATGACAGACAAAGAACAGTCAAAGATTGTCTGGATTGGCGGTTATCCCTTTATAGATGGGGTTAATGCACCGCCAGGAACGACATCAGAGAACCCCGTTGAGCAACAATTATTAGATGATGTCCAATGGGAAGCGCAACAAAAGGCCAAAGGCTTAAAGGGTTGGGCGCTTTTCCAGGCATTCCTAGCTAAAATGAGGGGGGAAAATGGCTGACTATTACGCCAGAATAGACACGGGATGGGACTGCTGTGTCTGTGGTACATGGGGAACGGTGATGGGGGATGGGTTTAGCTGGTGCTTAAAGCATTGGGAACTCTATGACCTCGGCCAAGGCCAGACTATTAGGCAAATGCGGGATAATCTAACCAAAACTGAATTAGCTATTAAGAAAGGAAATGTGGCCTATGTTAGCAGAGATTGATTTAACTCTGGTGTGTGTCCAGTGTGCTTTACCCATGAAACAGGGGGTTAGGATACCCAAAAGCAAGCGGTTCATACCAGTCTGTACCAATCCAAAATGCCCTAATTTCGGGTTATTGCAAATTGGCATACAAGGTAGCCAGTTAGAAAAGAAAGGCGGAACAAATGGCAAAGAAACAGCCAAAACAAATTGAGGAAATGGTAGACCAGCACTATGAGGAAATGTTTGACTGGCTTACCCATAACCAGGATGACAACCTGTACGAATTAAAAGTTATCGTCAAGCTGTCGGGTGACGGCAAAACCATTAGGCGGTCTTGGAAAGACCGAGAGAAGTGGTTAGGAGAGGAAAACTAATATGCCGAAAGTAAAGAAAGTTGACAATAAACCTGTCAAAAAAGTTGACAATCCTGTAGAGCAGGCCGTCCCCGTGTGGAAGCCAGTTAGGTTAGACCATAAGTTCTGTACGGTGCGGTGTATGGTGCGTGAGGAAGGCAAGCTCCATGTGGCTAATTTCCAGATAGTTGTGGATAAAGAGCAACAAGCCAGATTAGCCAGCATTGTGCCATTGTGGACATTTATCAAGTACAAATACTTGGGGAAAGGCGGTGTCAGCGTCAATGATAGCAAAGAAGCGAAAACACCAGGCTCAATGGACAATGCACAGCCTACTGAGGGCTAAGGAAATAGGGCTGACGGTCAAAGAAGTGTTGGACGCTTGGTATAAATCTAGTAGATACACACTTCCAAAAACCCAGGAAGCTTGGAAGTTTAGCGTTTACGGGCTGAGTAGTCTGGAAGACATTTATTTTTATGACCACGAAAGTAACCTGCTGTTCACCTGTAGTGAAAAGCCAGAGTTCACAGTGGTAATTACAGTAACCAAAAGAGAGGGCTAATATGCCAGCGTCAAAGAAAACCGAACAATTAGTGGTCAGTCTTTTGACCAACCATCCCTGGTTAGTTGAAGATGATAAGTTTCTGCTTCTGGCCGTGTGGAAACAGCAGGGGCTTACCCTGTCCCAGGAACAGAAAGAAGCCTGGTTCAATGATTGTGCTACGCCCGAAAGCATAACCAGAATAAGGCGGAAGTTGATTGAAGATAGAATAATAACCCAATCTGAAGTAGCTCAAGAGAGACGGAAGCGTGAGGCTGAAGTTTATCGTCAGAAATACGCCCGACAGAAAAGCTTAATATGATGGAAGTGGCGTTGGTCTGGCTTTTAACCACCGCCTCATTGTTAATTGGCTATGGTTTGGGTAGGCAAATGTCGTTGGAGCAGCCATTGGGCCAGTTAAAAGCTAAGCTAAAACCCAAGGCAACGACAATCAAGGTCGGTAAGGTAACAAAACCGACAGCTTTAGAGATAGCCAAAAAAGGTACAATTAGAGAGGAAACGGAAAAAGCGATAGAAGAAACTTATTGGAAGGAAATGAATGGCTAAACAATACTGTATATTGTGCCAGAAGGAAACGGAGTATTGGTCATGGTCTCACCGTAAGTGGCAAACTCAAGACGGAGAAAAGGAAGGATGGGCGTGTGGACGGCACTTTAGAAGCGGGGCGCATGAGTTTGTGCCTAATGAAATTAAGGAACAGAGGCGGGAATACTTCGGCTCTATTCTGCAGCCATACCGTGAAGGCGAATTATCCCGTGAATATGTGGAACGATATGGTACAAAAGGTATCAAAGCCACTCCAGAACAGGTCAAGAAAGCCAAGTACACTTGGAAAGATTTATCTGGATGGCACGATAGACATAAAAGCAGATGAGATACATTGATTTATTTGCAGGAGTAGGCGGTTTTAGATATGGCATGGAAGGGGCAAAGAATTGGGAAGATTGGGAATGTGTCTGGTCAAACGAATGGGACAAATATGCCAACTCAGTCTACCGAAATCACTTCGGAGACTGCGACCCAAGAGACATCAGAACAGTTAGCGCTCACGAAATCCCCGCTCACGACTTACTCTGTGCAGGCTTCCCTTGCCAAGCTTTTAGCGTGGCTGGAAAGCGGGGTGGATTTGAAGACACTAGAGGGACATTATTCTTTGAAATCGCACGGATTGTCAGCCACCACCGACCCCGATATTTATTGCTTGAAAACGTCAAAGGTTTACTTAGTCATGAGTCTGGACAAACTTTCCAGACAATCATTAGGGTTCTTACCGACCTTGGGTATGACTGCCAATGGCAGGTGCTTAATAGTAAAGACTTCGGAGTCCCCCAAAACCGAGAACGGGTGTTCATTGTCGGACATCTTAGAGACAAACCCCGACCCCAAGTATTTCCTCTCCCAGGAAGCGGTAGACAGGATAACCAAGTTCGGATTAAGGACGACCAGCAAGGATGGGTTGGCGGGGACCATCAAAGCCAGAACGGGGGGACCACAGAACGACGAGCGATACCTCAGACTATTTTAAGGCAACCGCTTCGCTTTTTAACCAGAAACCAGAGGAAAATAGAGGGTGACTACGCTTTTACAGTGGACGCTTCCAATACGGCAGGAGTCAATTTGGCAGGCAAAATTAGGCGTTTGACCCCATTAGAATGCGAAAGATTGCAG